GGTTACGCCGCCCCGCGAGGGGGGGCTAGAGACTGCGAAAATTCAGGGCCTTGATTCCGATTCCGGTTGAGAGATGGCGACGCAGGTCGAAATTGCCGAGGCACTCGGTATCTCGGAGCGCTGGCTCCGGCAGAAAATCACGGACGGCGTCATCAAGCCGGCTGCACGAGGTCAGTTCGATCTTGCGACGGTTGCGCGCCAGTACATTGCCAGCCAGGGCGACGACATTGCTCGTTTGAAGGCGGAGAACGCCAGCAAGCAAGCCGAACTCGACCGGATGACGTCGACGCCGAGCGGCATCGACAAGGCCGACGCTGATGCCCGGCGCGCCGTCGCGATGGCCGAGCGCGCTGAAATGGAGACCGCGTTGATGCGCGGCGACCTCATTCCGTCCGAACAGATCGCCGACGCGCTCAATGCGGCGGTGCAGACCATGAAATCGCGCGTCCGCGGCGTACCGGCTAAGGTGGCCGCACAACTCGGCGCCCGGGACGCAGCACATGCTGAACGGGTGATCCGTGGCGCCATCGACCAAGCGCTCGACGAACTCGCGCGCGTCAACGTCAAAGGCGACGTCGCCGCCTGACTGCCTCGATCTGACGGGTAAGCACCCGTCGCTGGTTCAGATCGTCCGCGACGCGCTAACGCTCTGTGCGCCGCCGCCTGAATTGACAGTCAGTCAGTGGGCCGACCGGCACCGCATGCTGTCGCCCGAGGTCTCATCAGAGCCGGGGCAATGGCGTACCGACCGTGTGCCGTATATGCGCGGCATCATGGATGCGTTCAACGACGCCAGCGTCCGCGAAATCAATGTGCTAAAAGGCACGCAGCTCGCGTACACCGAAAGCCTGTTGAACATCGTCGGCTATTGCATCGACGTCGAGCCGTGCCCGCTCTTGTGGCTGTTGCCGGACCAGAATGCAGTCGAGGAGATCTCGAAGAACCGTCTCGCGCCGATGCTGCGCGATACGCCGCGCTTGCAAGGGAAGGTGAAGGCGCCACGCTCGCGCGACAGCGCCAATACCATCGCGACAAAGCAATTTCCCGGCGGGCGGTTGTCGCTTGTCGGATCGCATGCGCCATCTCAACTCGCGTCGCGGCCGATCCGCGTTGTGATCGAGGACGAGTGCGACCGGTTTGCGATGTCGGCGGGCGCCGAGGGTGATCCATCGGCGCTCGCCGCCAAGCGGCAGGCGTGGTTCTGGAATCGCAAAACCATTCGCGGTTCGTCGCCCACGATCAAAGGGCGCTCAAAAATCGCCAGCGGCTACGAGGCGAGCGACAAGCGCATGCTGTACGTGCCGTGCCCGCATTGCGGCGACCGCCAGACGCTGCGCTGGGAGCAAGTCAAGTGGGATAAAGTCAAGGACGCGCGCGGCCGCACGACGTCGCATGATCCACTGACGGCTCGCTATCAGTGCGAGCATTGCGGTGAATTGTGGGACGACGCGGATCGCTGGGCTGCGATTGCCGGCGGCGAGTGGCGCGCTACGGCGCCGTTCCGCGGCAACGCAGGATTTTTTCTGCCGCAGTTCTATTCGACTGTCGTTAAGCTTGAGGCGATGGTCGCGGAGTTTCTTGCGGCGTCCGGTAAGCTGCCGGGTACGGTCAAAGACGTTGGGAAGCTCAAAGTTTGGACGAATACCGTTCTAGCCGAGTGTTGGGAGGAAGTGGGCGAGGCCGTTGATGGCGCGGAACTCGCGACACGCGGCGAAGCTTATGGCCCCATGGATCTACCTGATGCCGCGCAATTCACGACGGCCGGTGTCGATGTGCAGGTCAATCGTCTCGAAGTGCAGATCGTGGCGTGGGGCCCACTCGAGGAGGCATGGGCTGCCGACTATGTCACGATCTTCGGCAATCCGGCACAGCCGCAGGTGTGGGAAGATCTTGATCGCCTGTTGCTGGCGCCGCTAGCGACGCGCGGCGGCCGGCCAGTGCGCATCCTGGCGGCGTGTGTGGACACCGGCGGCCATCATGGTCATCAAGTGCACGAATTCTGCCGTCCGCGGTTCTCGCGCCGCGTGTTCGCGATCAAGGGTGACGACGGGCTGCGACCGGTGTTTCCGAAGCGCCCGAGCCGCACAAAAACGGGCCACTCGGTCTATATCGTTGGGGTCGACCTAGCCAAGGACACGATCAACAATCGGCTGCGGATCCGCCGCCGTGAGAATGATCTGCCGACGCCGGGCTATATCCATTTTCCTGCGCCTTCCGGCGACAAGTGGGGCGCTGACTACTTCGCCCAGCTGACGTCGGAACAAGCCGTGACGCGGTTTCGCGAGGGGCGTGCGGTGCGGGTGTGGCTGCCGGTGCGCGAGGGCGCCCCGAACGAGGCGCTGGATACATTCGTGTACGCCCTTGCCGCGCGCCAGGCCGTGCCGATCATGCTGAACCGGCCCTTGCCGACACCAACCGTCGCAGACGAAGCGGTAGACGATACGACGCCAGCTCCGATGCCAGCGGTGATGCCGACCCTGTCGCCACCGCAGGGCTTGTCGACAGTCGCAGCACCGCTGCGTCCGCGCGCGGTCACGACGCCGAGCCGCATGGAGCGGCTCGCACTCATGCAACGGAGGTAGGTCATGCCCGACAGTCCCTGCCTCGCGCGGTTGCGCAGCATCTACGAGGCGATCGAGGCGCGCCAGCTCGGCAAAACCGTATCGAGCGCCGGCGCCAAGGGCCGGAGCGTCTCTTATGCGTCGAGCAGCCTCGACGATCTCATTCGGTTCTATCGTCAATTGGCCGCGCAGTGTCCCGATTTCGCGGCATCCGATCTGCCGCGTCTCAATGATCCCGCCGCCTCGACGGTCGAGCGCGGCTGTCTCCGACCGAGGGTCATCTGATGGCCGCCGCTTCGCGCGCCGCAGGGCCGCGCACCAGTTACGCTGCTGCCGAAACGCGCGGTGGCAACATCGCGCTGTATCGTCCGCATCTGCGTTCCGCTGATGCGGAGGTGTTGCGCGATGCGCCGACTGTTCGTGCTCGCGCTCGCGATCTCGTGCGCAACAACCCGCACGCACAGCATGCGGTGCGCATCTCGCGCATTGCAGTCGTCGGCGCCGAGCTGCGCTTGCGGCTCAACCCCGACTACAGGTTTCTCGGCATTGATCGCGTGCATGTCGACGGCTGGGCGCGTGATGTCGAGCGGTTGTGGCGGCAGTACGCGCACGGTCCACATTTCTGGGTCGACGCCGGGCGGCGGTACACCTTCTCGGATCTGTTCGCGCTGATTCACGATCAGGATTTCATCGACGGCGAGGCGCTCGTCGTCGCCGAGTGGGACGAGGCGCGCCCGACCAAGACGTGCTTCCAGGTCATCGACGTCGATCGGCTGTCCAATCCGGTCGGCGTGCCCGAGGGCACCTACTTCAAGGGTGGTGTCGAGATGGATCGTCTCGGCGCGCCCGTCGCCTACCACATCCGCGACGCTCACCCTGCCGAGTACGGCATCGGGCCGCCGCTCGCGACCGTCACGCACACGCGCGTCGAGCGTGAGACGCCGTGGTACCGACCCATCGCCATGCATTCGTTCCAGCCGCTGCGCGCGGGCCAGACGCGCGGCATGAGCGAATTCGCGTCCGCGATTGTCGCGCTCAAGATGGGCCACGAGTATCAGGAGATGGAGCTGGCGACGGCCAATCTGCAGGCCTCGATTGCCGCCGTCCTGACCACGGCGGCCAACATGCAGCAGGCCGCCGACATGGTTGGCGAGAAGATCGACGCTGAGACCGGCGAGATCATCACCGGCGCGCAGGCCGCGTTCGAGGACTCGATCAGCTATTACAATTCGCTCGACTTCACGTTCAATGGCGTCAAGGTGCCGAAGCTGGCGCCCGGCGACAAACTCGACTTGGTCGGCTCTAAACACCCGACCTCGGCCTACGCTGAATTCGTGCGCAATCAGCTCTACAGCGTGGCCGCCGGCCTCGGTGTCGATCCGATTGCGCTGACGCAGGACTACAGCCGCGCCAACTACGCATCGAACAAGATGTCATTCGCGCACAATGGCCGCGCCGCCGAGACACGCCGCGCGCGCCTGCTGCGCATGATCGGCATGCCGATGGTCGGTGCCTGGCTCGAGGAAAAGATCGCGGCGGGCGAGGTCGATATGCCGCTCGGGCTGCACCCCGAGCAGTTCTATAAGGTCAAGGATGCGCTTGTACGCGGCACGTTCATCACGTCGAGCCGTGCCATGATCGAGCCGATGAAGGAGCGCCAGGCGCAGCAGCTCGGCCGCGCGCTCGGCGTCGAGACGCTCGAGTCCATGTGCGCCGAGGAGGGCGAGTCGTGGGAGGATAATCTCGAGCAGATCGCCCGCGAGAACGCGCGCGCTGCCGAGCTTGGTGTGATGCTGCCGACCATGATGCCGCCACTGATGCCGGCAGCGCCCGTCGCCGACGATGACGCGGCCGACGATGATGCACCGGGCCCGAACGATCCACCCGCCGACGATCCGTCGGCCTATGCGGGGCTCTGAGCATGGCACGTGTGTTTGCTTTTGCGCTCGGCGCAACAGGTGCGCTCGGCGCGCTGCTGGCCAGCACGTCGCGGGTGTCCGGTCAGAGTGACAAAGACCCGCTGCAGGCGCAGCACGAGCGCATCGAGGCCGAAAAGAGAGCTATTCGCGAGCGCGCAGATGCTGATCGTCGCCGACATCAAGCCGATCTTGATCAGGCGCGCGCTGAGAAAGACCGTCAGGCGCTGACTGGCAAGGGCAAGGATTATCGCGCCGCCGCCGCCGCCGAAAAAGCGGCCGCCGACGAACTCGCCAAGATCGAAGAGCGAGTCACGCGCGAGCTGTCCGAGGCGACCGCGGTGCAGACGGGCACCGTGATCCTCGCGCAAAAGCGCAATGAGGCGGAGGCTGAGCGAGCCAAGGCCGAGCGTGCGAAAGTCGAAGCAGACGCAAAATCTGCCGACGCCAGGGCGCGCGGCGAATACCTCAAGCCGGCGCTGCAGGCCGGACTGATGATCGGGCTTGGTGTGGTCGGTGCTGCACTCGGGCGCAAGCTCGGCAAGGGCGCGCTCGACCAGGCCAAGGCAACGCTCAGCGCCGTGCGTCAGTTGGGCAAGGACGCGGCGACGATCAACAAATCGTCAGGCGTGATCGCCAACACACCCGCGGGTGAGACGATGCGCGGCATCGTCAAGGAGGCCAAGGCGCTCGGCGGCAAGGACCTCGCATTCGCAGGGCTCGGCGCGACGCCACGTGCGGGCAATGTCGTGCAGGGGGTCGTTGCCGCGGAGGGCGCGGTCAATACCGCGCTCGGCCTCGGCGTCGATCGCGTGTTTGGCTTCGACCTGCTGACGGATGAGAACCGGTCGCGATTGCTGGCGGTCGGCGCCGGCTCGCTCGGTCTCGCCGGCGGCATGAAGCTCGGTCTCGCCGCAACCAAGGCGCAGGTGCCGCGACCGTCGTCGCGTGCGCTGGCCTCGATCCGCGCCGGCGAGGCGCGGTTGTCACGTGAGATTGCGGGTCGCAGCGGCGCAGAATTGACCGCGAAAGCGGCGCGGCGTGCGGCAGTGGCGCAAGCCTCCGCCGTCACCGCACAAGGGCGCGTTGCTGGCCGCCAAGGTCTCGCGGCGCTTGGTGATGTGCGCATGCAGGGTCGCGTCGGCGTCGCGTCAGCGCGCGCAGCAGGACAAGTCGCAAGCGCGCGTGCGCAAGCCGCGACAGCGGGGATCGCCAAGGCGACCGCTGGCCGGATACCGCGCGCACCCCGTGCCCTGCCGCCGCCATCGCAGCAGCCGATGCCGATGGTGACGCCACGCGCGGCTGCCCCGGCGGCACAGGCGGCGGCACGCTCATCCTACGTCAATTCACGGGGCCAGACCGTCTACGGCACGCCCGCCCAGATCGCGCGCTGGAATGCGCAGAAGAAGGGCTGAGATGGCAAAAGGACCGTCGCCCGCGTGGCGCGACTTAGCGGCTCAGTACCAGCAGACGACGGGCAATGTGCCCGCCCGACGTATGTCGCAAGCCGCAATGCGGCGCGCGCTCTCGGTGTCGTCGGAAGCCAAGAGCCCCGCACCAGCACGCGCCCCGCGCGCGGTCGCAACGCCACGCCCAACGGCGCCGAAAACGCCGCGCGTCGATCTGTATCAAGCCGCCGCACGCGGTCGCGTCGGGCCGGTCCTGCGCGGCATGCCGGCGGATCGGCTGGCTGCATTGGCCGCACGCACGGGGGCCGTCCTGCCCGAGGGCGCGACGGCTGCACAGATGCGCAAGGCCGTCGCGGCTAAGGCCTATGATAGCGTCGCGCTCTCGCGCACGGTGGCCGGCTATGCCCCAGGGACGGCGCAGCGGGCAGCCGCCGTGTTGGCGCGCGTGCCAGTCACGGCGGCGACGGAAAGCCTCGTCGTGCAGGCAGCCAAGAGCGCGATCGATGTCGGCAAATCCGGCGTCATTGGTCTCGCGACTGGCGGCGTTCGTGGTGCGGTGACGGGTGTCGCGACCAGTCTCGGCGGCAAGGGTAAATTCGCGCTTGGCGCGGCCGCGATTGGGTTCGGGGCTTACGAGGCGCGTGAAGGCTACAAGCTTGATGGCGTGAAGGGCGCCGTTTACGGCGTGCTCGACGGCGCGCTCAACATCGGCTCGGGCGGCGTGCTTGGATCGACGCCGGTGTCGGGGCCGATGGGCTACGACTACGGCAAGGCGCGCCGCGAGGCCGAAGCCGCTACAAAGTCCGCGCCGCCCCCGACTGCAGATCCGACCGTGCCGGCTGTGCCGGCGGGAGCGAGCGAATTCCTCGGCCGCAGCCCGCCCGCCGCGCCATCAAGCAGTGTTGCTGCCGGGCTCAAATTCGCCGGTGCTGGCGTCGCCGCGTCGGTCGCGGGCGTCGGCGCCGAGGCGCTCGGTCGGCGCTTGGCGGCATCGTCGCTGCCGGCCGTGCTGCGCGTCGCGACGGCGGCGCCGCTGATGGCTGGCGGTCGTCTGACAGCCGCGGCGGGCGCGATGGCCGCCATGGGCGGACTGTTTCATGCCGCGACGCGACCGGCGTCGGCGGCACCGATGATCTCTGGCGCCACCGCCAGCGCGCCCGCTGACGGCGCATTCATGAACCGCGCGGCGCAGATCGCCGCGCAGACTGCCGCTGCGCCACGGGCGCCGTCCGCGCCGATCGGTGCGTCGTCGCCGACAGGTTCGGCGCAGCGCTCGAGCTACACCACCGTTGACGGCCGCACCGTCGAGGCGACCGAAGCTCAGGCGAAGGCCTGGGCCGGTCGCCGGAATTGAGAGAGGACACTGCATGGCTGACAAACCGCGCGATCGTGCGAGCGTTACGGCGCGCCTTGGTGTCAACGCCGCTATCGGCGGCTCGGTCGGCTACCTCGCGTCGATGCCCAAGGCGCTGTCGATGATCAAGCAGGGCCAGGAAATGGCCCGCGTGCTTGGTCCGGGTCGCGGCGTCGCGACGATCAAGGCTGGATTTGCAATTTCGGGGAAGGCTGCACTTGCGGGCGCCGCCGTTGGGGCTCTCGCGACGCTGCTTGCCCCGTCCGCCGCCAATGCAGACGGCAAGCCCAAGCTCAACACTGCGCCCGGCTTGCCGCCACGCGCGGCGCCTAAGAGGGACGCCATCGACAGCATCAACGACGCTGTGCAGTTTGTTGGTGGTGCAGCAATGGCAGGCGCGGGAAAAGGCCTGATGGCGTCGCCGTCAAATGTCAAAATGAAGCTCGCAGGCGGCGCGCTTGTCGCTATCGGTGGTGTCAGCGCTGCTGTTGCTGTTGTCCGTGCCTCGGGCTCCGCCAAGGCGGACGACGGTAAGTCGTCGGCTCTCCCTGATCTGCGTGCCGGCGATCCGCGTGTCAAAGCCGAAATGCAAAGCAGCTTCGCAGGTGGTGCTCTAGGCGCTGCCGGTGTCGCTGTCGTCGGCCGCGCCATCACTCAGGGCCGACTTGGACTTGGCCTTGCGGGGGGCGCTGCCATCCTGGCCGGGCTCGGCGTTGTCATCCGCGGACAGTCGCCTGCCGCTCCCATGATCTCTGGCGCCACCGCCAGCGCGCCCGCTGACGGCGCATTCATGAACCGCGCGGCGCAGATCGCCGCGCAGACTGCCGCTGCGCCACGGGCGCCGTCCGCGCCGATCGGTGCGTCGTCGCCGACAGGTCCGGCGCAGCGCACGAGCTACACCACCGTTGACGGCCGCACCGTCGAGGCGACCGAAGCTCAGGCGAAGGCCTGGGCCGGTCGCCGCAATTAAGGACGTTTCATGGCCGCCATCATCGAGCCTCAGCGCGGCGCGCCCGCGAGTGGTCCGGGCATGTCCTACATGCTCGGATCCAAGATCTTCAACGCGCCGCTGATGATGCCGTTGACCGCGGCGCAGCGGTTGAAATCCGCGATCGATGCGCGGCAATTCGACGTGCCGGGCGGCCAGGTCTCGATCACCGGTCCGCAGGCCTCGAAATTCGTCGGCTCGGCCGCTGGTCGTAGCGGCTATCGCGTCACCGACGATGGTATTGCCATCGTGCCTGTGTCCGGCCTGCTGCTCGATCGCGGCGAATGGCTGGGCGACTATTACGGCATGGCGACCACGTACGAAGGGCTCGCCGAGCAGGTGCGCCGCATCATCAAAGACTCGGCCATCAAGGCCGTGATCCTCGACATCGATAGCCCCGGTGGCATGGCGGTCGGCTGCTTCGACTTCGCCGGTGCTGTGATGACGGAGTTGCGTAAAGCCAAGCGCGTCGTTGCCATTGCGCAAAACGACGCCTGCAGCGCCGCCTACGCCATCGCCGCAAGCGCGCACGAGGTGTTCACGACGGGGCTCGGCCAGACCGGCTCGATCGGCGTCATCTCGATGCACCAGAGCTACGCGCGTGCGCTTGATGCAGCCGGCATCGACACCACCATCGTGTTCGCCGGCGACAACAAGCCGCTCGGCAATCCATACCAGGCGCTGGCGCATACTGCGCGCGCCGAGATGGCCGCGCAGATCGACAAGATTTACAACGTTTTCGTCGGCCACGTCGCGAAGGCGCGCGGCCTCGACGAGGCCGCCATCCGCGCCATGGAGGCGCGCGTCTATTCTGGTGCGGATGCGGTCCGCGCCGGGCTCGTCGACGGCGTCAAGACGTTCGACGAGGTGCTCGCGTACGTGCGTGCGGGCTCGCCCCGGTCGCGCACGAAACAGCCTGCGGCGGCGCAGACCGCACCGGCCGCGTCCCGCCCCACAGGAGACCCCATGCCCCACACTGATTTGCAGGCCGCCGCCACGCAGGCGGAGGCGAACGACTACGCCCGCATCGTCGCCGAGGCGATGGCCAGCATCGCCGCTGGCGCACACCGTCAGCCGGCCCCCGCCGCAGCGGCTCAGCAGCCGCAGGCGCACGTGCAGACGCCGCCCGCGCCGGTCGCGGTTGCGGCAGCGCCGACCGTCGCGGCGGCAGACCCGCGCGGCCGCATTCGCGAGATCCTCGCACTGCCTGCGGCAAAGACTCGATCAGCGCTCGCGCAGCACATCGCGCTCGAAACCGATGTCGACGTCGCGACCGCGGCGAAGATCCTCGAGGTCGCGCCGGAAGCGTCGGCGACGCCGACCAATCCGCTTGCGGCGGCCATGCGCCAGCCGGGCACATCCGCCGGCGTCAAGCCCGACAGCGGTGTCGCGGCCGCGGGTGGTCGCGCGTCGGCAGCGGCGAGCGTCCCGAGTCTCGCCGACAAAATCAAGACGCAGCACCAGGCTGCACCCCGCAACACCATCCTCAAGAGGTAAGCCATGCCGCAAGTCGCAGAATATCCCCGTCTCGCCCATGACTGGCTGAAGCACGAAAGCGATCCGCAGCTGCATCGCGAGACCGTCGTCATCGCGTCCGGCGCCGGCAACCTGAAAACCGGTACCGTGCTCGGTCGCGTGACGTCGTCCGGCAAGTACAAACGCCACGTCAACGGCGCCAGCGACGGCACCGAAACCGCGGTCGCGATCCTGCTGTCGCCGGCAGACGCCTCCTCGGCGGACGCCAAAGCGGTGGTCGTGTCCGGTTACGCCGAGATCGCGCCCGCCGAACTGACCTGGGACGCGAGCGTCGACGACGGGAGCGTCAACGCCAACAACAAAAAGAATGCCGCGCTGGCGCAGCTGGCGACCAGGTTCTTCCGCACGCGTCGTCTCGTCTGAATGGTCTGCGGATGAACCGGGGTTCATCCGCGTCTCCGCCCCTACTTTTCGAGGTCATCCATGCCCGTCTACAGCGACTACCTGTCCGATCCGCGCTATGCTGTGCGGGCCATGTCGGACGCCATCATGGCCGTGCCCAACGAGTACGACCTGCTCGCGCGGCTCGGCCTGTTTCCCGAGGTCGGTATCCGCACGACTTACGTCGAAATCGAGGCCAAACAGGGCTCGCTCAACATCGTGCCGACGTCACTGCGCGGCGCGCCGGCGCCATACCTCAAGCGTGACACGCGCAACCTGCGCATCATGAAGACCTTGTTCCAGTCGCTCAACGACAAGCTGGTGCCGAGCGACCTGCAAAACCTGCCCGCATTCGGCGACCCGAACGGCTTCGATATGTTCGACACGCTGCTCGCCGAGCGTTTCGACCGCCTGCGCGCGATCTATCGCCAGACGCACGAGTACTTCCGCTGGGGCGCTCTGCGCGGCGACGTCTACGACGCCGACGGCACCACCGTGCTGTACAACTGCTACACGGAAATGAACGAGGCGCAGCAGTCGTTCGACTTCCGGCTCGGCTCGACGAGCGGCGCCGGTCCAACGCAAGCGATCACCGACATCCGTCGCCATCATCAGCGCGAAGCCAAGGGAGAAACGGTCGGCCGCACGCTCGTGCTTGCCTCGCCGGGCTTCATGGACAAGCTGCGCACGCATCCGCAGTACGTCAAGCTGTGGGAGAACCAGCAGGCGCAGGCCAACCCGATCATCGACGGATTCTCGGCCTTCGTCACCGCCGATGCGATCTACATCGAGCACATCGGCGAGGCGTCGTACGTCGCCGAGGACGGTACTGTGACGACGCACAAATTCATCCCGAACAACGAGGCGATCGCCGTGCCCGAGGGTACGCGCCAGGTGTTCCGGTCCTACTTCGCGCCGGGCGAGATGATGAGCACGGTCAACTTGCCGGGCCAGGCCATGTACGTCTCGCTGAAAGAGCTCGACCACGATGCCGGCATCGAGATCCATACGCAGTCGGCGCCGCTGTTCGTGGTGCAGAAACCGCGTCTGGTCGGTCGCTGCTACAGCAGTAACTGAGTCATGCGCGAGCCCATGGGCGAACAGCCCATGGGTCACTCTGAGGGGCACCCATGAAGATCAAGATCACACACGACCACGGCGCCGATGTCCGTCTCAACGCGATTTCGACGCGCCATCTGCCGAAGGGCTGGGCCGGTGACGTAGCCGACGATGTCGGCGCAGCGCTCGTCGCAGAGAAGAAGGCCGAGGCCGTCGCGACGGCGCCCGCTGATTTCACGGACGCGGAGCGCGACGTGCTGAAGCGCGCGGCGGCCGATGTTCTCGGCCAGCAGGTCAACGCTGATGCCGAGGCTGACGCCGATGATGACAGCACCGAGGATGGCGCGTTGCCGCTCGACGCTCCGAAGACGCGGCGCAAGAAGACCGCCACGAAATCAGACGCATGAGCTTTGATGCGCGCGCGTTGATCGACGCGCCGGTCATGGCGATCCTGTGTGACCCGGAGCCAGCGCTGTATCATCGCCGTACCGGGGGCACGTTCGCCGCCGCCGTCCCTGTGGCGGCGATTTTCGATCGTGATCACGAGATGATCCTGACCGAGGTCGCAGCCAGCGAAATGAACGCCGCCGGGCACTCCACGACTAAGCCCGTACTGACGCTGCGGCCGAGCGATCTCGGCTTTGCGCCGGCGCAGGGCGACGAGGTCGTCGTCGAGGGGATCCGCTGGCGTGTCGTCGATGTGCAGCGTGACGGCCGCGATTGGGTCGATCTGATCCTCAAGGAAAAGACGCCATGACGCCGCTGCAGCTCGACGCGGTCGTGACGATGGTCAAGGACCGTCTGATTGCCGCCGGCCTGTGCGGCGGTAGCGTCACCGCGTTTCGCGAGACGCCGACGCAGGAGGACGATCTGCCGACCGCCGACGTCTTCATTGGCGAAGACAGCGGCACGCCCGATGGCGATCCGCGCACCGGCCATGTGATGCTGATCCACGAGACCAAGCTCGGCATCGATATTCGCGCGGCGGCGCCGGATGGCGTCGCGCTGCGCACGCTGCTCAGCACTGAGGCCATGAAAGTCTACGCGGTGATCCTGCCCGAATTCCACGATCTCATGCCCTACGCTGAAGGGCTCGCCGCCGCCCGCATCGCCTACGTCATTCCGCCCGAGTCCGGCGCTGTCATCGGTCGCGCCATGGTGCAATTCGAGATCCTGCATCGTCAGTCGTGGGAGCCGACCACGAACGACGCTTTCAACGCCATGACGATCACCACGCCAGGCGGACTGTCTGGCGGCGCCGCGCCGCAGCCATAGGACCCCCACATCATGTCGACACCCAAACGCGTGCTCGTCACGCCGACCGACGGCCTGCGCGTGCGCGATCCCGCAACGCCGCAGCGGCACATCGCCGCCACCGGCGAAGTGCTGCTCTGGACGCCGGCCCTGCAGCGCCTCGCCGACGCCGGCGATGTGCGCATCGAGGCCGAGCCGCCGACCACAGACGGTGCGCTGCCGCTACCGACCCCCGCCCCTCGCGCCCCCGCCTCTAACAAGAAAGGCTGACCACCATGCCGGTCTCATTCAACTCACTTCCGTCGACGCTGCGGTTGCCCTTGTTCTGGGGCGAACTCGACCCGAGCCGCGCCGGCACCGGCACGCCGTACGGCCGCGCTCTCGTGATGGGTATTCGCGGCTCGGGTGCGGCGCCGCTGCTGGTGCCGCGCCGCGTCGCCTCCAAGGTGCAGGCGCTCGAGGCGGCGGGTCGCGGCTCGCAGGGCGCCGACATGCTGGCCAAGGGCTGGCTCGTCAACAACACCTTCGACGAGGTCTGGTATCTGCCGCTCGCCGAGCCGTCCGGTGGCACGGCTGCAGCCAATACCGCGACGGTGACCGGTCCGGCGACCGCATCGGGCATCATCCCGCTCTACATCGGCGGCGACTATGTGCCGGTCGCAGTCGTGGCCGGCGACAGCGCCAACACAATGGCGACCAAAATCGCTGCGGCCATCAACGCCGATCTCGATCTCGTCGTCACGGCCGCCGCCGCGACCAACGTCGTCACGTCGACGCTGCGCTGGAAAGGCAGCGACGGCAACGATCTCGACATGCGCATCGGCCATCGCGACGAGGCCATGCCGGCCGGCGTCAGCGTCGCCGTCAACGCCTTCACGGGCGGCGTCGGTGTGCCCGATGTGGCGGCCGCGCTCGCCGCGCTCGCGGACTGGCCGGTCTACACGTTCGTGCTGCCGTGGACTGACACGGCGAGCCTCGACGCGTTCCGGGATTTCATGGACTATCGCGGCGATGTCGGCCGCTGGTCGTGGGCTAAGCAGCTGTTTGGGCGTGGCATCACGTTCAAGAGCGGCACCGCCGGCGCGCTGCAGACATTCGGCAATGCGCGCAACGATCCGAGTGTGCGCTGCTATGGCTACCGCGGCTCGCCGACGCCGCCATGGCGTGCGGCCAGCCAGATCGCCGCTGTCGCGCACCGCTCGATGCTCGCCGACCCGGCGCGGCCGTGGCACACGCTGCGCGTCGCGGGGTTCCTGCCGGCCGCCGTGCCGCAGCGCTTCAGCAGCGGCGAGCAGAACGCGTTGTCCTACGATGGCATCTCCTGCCTGCAGGAGGAGGTCGACGACGTCGTGTCGATCAAGACCTCGTTCACGATGTACCAGCGCAATGCGTTCGGCACCGACGACGACGCGATGCTCAAATCGCAGACGCTCGACACGATGGAGTACCTGCTGAAATCGATGCGCCATCGCATCGAGTCGAAGTACGGACGCCACAAACTCGGCAACGACGGCACGCGCTACGGTCCGGGTCAGGCCATCCTGACCCCGAAAGTGGCGAAGGCGGAGATCGGCGTGTCGCTGTATCGCGAGTGGGAGCATCTCGGCCTGGTCGAGAACGCGCGCGCCTTCATCGAGCACCTGATCGTCGAGCGCGATCCGACCAATCCGAACCGCCTCAACGTCCTGTTCCCGCCGGACGTGATCAATCAGCTCGACGTGTTCGCGGTGCTCGCGCAGTTCCGTCTGCAGTACCCCGACAAACTGCCCGAGCGCGCGCTCGCCATCGCGTGATGCTTGGCGGGTGAACTGGGGTTCACCCGCGTCCCTCCTCCTCAAGGAAATCGCTCATGTCCGAAAACCGCATCGCAGGCGTCGCCTATCTTAAGGTCGATGGCGCGCAATTCTCGATTGCCGGCAAATTCAAATACGCGGTCAACCGCGTCAAACGCGAGACGCTGGTCGGCCAGGACGGCGTCCATGGCTACAAAGAGATGCCGGTCGAACCGTACATCTCGGGTGATGTCCGCGACATGCCGGGCTCGCGCGTGCGCCGCCTCGAGGACATCGTCGATGCCACCATCACGCTCGAGCTGGCTAACGGCAAAACGGTCGTGCTGCGCAACGCGTGGTGGGCCGACGCCTCCGAGGTCGACACCGAGGAGGGCACGTATCCGGTCAAATTCTGCGGCCTCGACGGCGAGGAATTGACCTGACGCATCTGCGGCGCGCGTGAGGGCGCGCGCCGTTTCTCGCACACACACGGGGTCTCAGCATGTTTTCGCGCCAGCAACCGCAGTCGCCACGTCGCATCGACACGGATGGCCTCGTGCCGCCGCTCGAGCAGCGCACCGCGCCACCACCGCGCGCCGCCGTCTACGATGACGGCATCATCGGCTCGCCCGGCATGGTCCCGGCCGCCGCATCTCCTCCCGTCGAGTCACATCCTGTCGCGACGGTGCCGCCCGGCACTGTCGTGCTCAGCCGCGCCTATCAGGCGCACGGCGAGCCGGTGCAGCGCCTGACCTTCCGTGCGCCAACCACGGGCGACCTGCAAAAGGTCAACGCCGCGCCGTTCAAGTTCACGCTGGGCGAACACGACGGCCGCGTCATCATCGACGACGTCGAGACCAACTGGAACGCCGTCGCGCAGTACATCGTGCTGCTGGCGTCGCCGCCATTGCCGTCCTCGACGGTTGGTCAACTCACACTCGACGATCTCGACACCTGCGCCGAGGCGCTCGTCCCTTTTTTCATGATGAAGTCAGCGTTCCGGATGCCATCGATGCAGCGTATTGGCTCGCCCTCCACTACCACGTGAGTCCAGACGTGTTCCTGGCGTTGCCGCCCGAGGTGCTGGCGCGCCACGTCGACCGCACGCTGCGCATCAAGAAGCGGTTCAAGCTGTGATGATGAGGGCCGATGGGTCTCGCTAATCTCAAGGGCCGCGTTGTCATCGACAATGCGGCCTCGCCCGCGCTGCAGCAGATCAAGCGCGATCTCGACGCGATTGCCAGTTCATCGAAGCGCATCAATTTTGCCGGGCTCAACTCGTTCGCGGCCAACGCGACGCGCTCACTACAACACCAGCTCGACCGCATGCAGAAAATGGCGGCGCCCGGTAGTGCGGCGCTCGCCGGCGCTGGCCTCGGCGTCCGTGGCGTCATCGAGCAGACCAAGGATTTCAACGAGGCCAAATTCGGCTACGGTTTCGCGCGGCTGAGTGACTACCTGAAAGACGGCAAGTTCGATCTGCAGGCGTGGCGCGCCGAGATGGACAAAACAGCCAAGGAGGTGCAGGCCAAGGCGAAGGAGGTCGGCACGCTGCCGGCGTACGTCATGAAGGCCCGCGAGGAAGTCGAGAAGCTCGGCTTCAAAGGCAACGAGTCGTCATCGATCTACGACGCGGCGCTCGGGCTGCATTTGTCCGAGCCGCAGAAGCTCGCAACGGGTCAGGCCGCGCAATTCATGGGCGCGGTCTATCGTGCCTTCGAGGGCGAGCGCAAAAAAACCGCCGCGCGCCTAGGCAAGGATGCCGAGGACCCGGAATTCGTGCGCAGCTATATCCAGGGTCTCGCGGCCAAGGCGGCGATCGCCGGCGCGGAGTCGGCGCTTGGTCCGTCCGACGTCGTCGAGGGCATGCGCCAATACGCGCCGCAGTGGGCGGGGCTCGGCATCAGCTACGACTTCTCGCTTGCCGCACTCGCGCACGGCGCCAACTACGGGTTCCGCGCGCCGGAACTAGGCACCGCGTACAAGTCGATGGCCATGAAGGCGATCAAGCCGACCGCCGAAGGCATGCGCTGGTACAACCGCCTCGGCATCGACCGCTCAAAATATATGGACATGGACGTCGCCGATCCGAAGCGCGCGACCAATCAGCTCGACGCGCTGCTCGGCAATGCGCTCGGTAAAAACAACAAGCAGTGGCTCGAGCAGCAGCTGATCGTCGCGCAGAAAACGGGCGCGACGACCTCGCCGGAGTTTCGCGGCCAACTGATCAACAATCTCGAGAAGCGGCTCGGTCGTGGCTGGGTCGGCCGCCGCGCCGAGCTTGAAAGCGCGTACGACGACGCTTTCCTGGCGCCGACGAAATTCAAGGAAGGCGGGTTCGATGGTCTCATCCGCGAGATCATCAAGTCGAAAGCAGGTCCGGCCGCGCTCGGTACGATGTTCGAGGGGCGGCACATCGCACGTAACGACCCCATGTTTTCATTCTACGACAAAATGTACGCGCTATTCGAGAAGATCCAGGGCATCGACGGCTCATTCATGGATGCTGTGCTGGCGGGGCGCAAATCGAGTGAGGCCGGCAAGACGAGTGCGCTGCAGGGGTCGTGGGAAAACCTCATGATCCAGATCGAGCAGTCGGGCGGGATCATCGACAAGGTCAAGGAAAGCATCACGTCGTTCAATCAGTCGCTGGCGGCCATGCCGGCGGGTGCGTTGACGACGGCGGCGGGCGCCATCACGGCGCTTGCTGGTCTTGGTGTTGTCGGCGCTGCGGTCAAGGCGGCGCCCGTGGTCGGCGCGGGCGCACGCGCCGCGTGGTCTATGACGGGCATTCCCGCGCTCGCCGGCACTGCCGTCGGTGTCTACGGTGGCGCCAAAGTGGCAGGAAAGGTCAACGGGCTGTTCGGCGCTGGTGCGGCGAGTGCTGGCGCGGGTGGTGTTCTCGGCGTTGTGCGGCGGCTGGTCCCCGCGATCATGGCCGGCTACGTCGGCTACGAAGGCTATCAGGGCTACCAAAAAGACGGCTGGTGGGGTGCCGCCAAGGCGGCGGGCTGGGCGATCAATCCGCTGTCGATCTTCATGCCCGGCGCGGCCAACGCGGCGACGCCAGGCGCTGCCGGCGCTGACGCCATTCCCTCCCTTCAAGACGCCATGGCGTCGTTGCCGGCGGCGACGACGGAGATCGCGACGGCGGGCACCGACATGGCCGCGCAGATCCGCGCGGTCATGGCCGAGGTCGAGGCCGGATTCCGCAGCGGCACCGCGAGCGTCGTCGCTGCCCTCGACGAGGCCGCGGGCAACATCAGGGCCGCGGGCGCTGCGGCGGGCGGTGGCGGGCAGGGCCCGCTGCGCGTGCCGCTCAACACCGGCCCGACCATGCAGGGGAATTGATCGATGTCCTGGCGCGACCAGCTGCAGCCCTGCTCGCTCGGCGGGGTGACGGCGCACGTCATCGATCGCAGCCACGAATTCGGCCGCCGCCACCACAATCACGAGTACCCGAAGCGCGACGAGAATTTCGCCGAGGACATGGGCCGCGCCACGCGCAAGTGGAGCGTCAAGCTGTACTTGGTCGGCGACGACTACATGGCGCGCCGCGATGCGCTGATCGCCGTCTGCGAGCGCGAGGGGCCGCACAGCTACGTCGACCGCTGGGGCCGCTCGCACCTCGTCGTGGTCGAGCCGTCGTCGCTCAGCGAACACGAAAACGAAGGCCGCTATTGCACCTTCGATCTCAAACTCATGGCGGCCGGCGCCTCGCCCGTGACCGGCGTCGCCATCGCCGCCGTCGCGCAGGTGATCGGCGGTGCCTCGGCGGTGTCGGCGATGAGCATCGCGGCGTTCGCGTCGACGTATCTACCCGGCCAGCTGATCGACACGGCGCGGCTTTCCGCGCTGTCGGACCTTGGCGATCTCGCGGGCATCCTGCCGGGGCTCGATGCGATTGGCGCGCGCGCTGGCGCCGCGACCGTCATCGACGTCGATCTGACCGGCGCGGTGCGCGCGCTGGTGCCGGCCGCGCGTCTCGACCAGATCGGCCGTCTCGCCGTGCGAGGTGCCGGATGACCTATCGCGGCACGCCGGACTATGTGCTTGACGGCGTGGTGCGCCTGCTCGGTATCGCCCTGCCGCTGATCGAGCGCGCGCCGGGCGCCATTGCCGATCCCGCCCTGTACAATGCCTATCGCGCGCGTGTGGCGGTGATGCGGCGTGATCCGCGCGCCGCCGCGCGGTCGCTCACGCTCGCCGAAGACCTTGCGGCCGTGCTGTCCAGCTATCGGCGCGCCGCGGGTGATCCCGCCGCTGCGTTCGCGGGCCTGGAACGGCTCGCCGTTGCGATGCGCGCCGCGCCGTTGTCGGCCGGAGACGCCGGCACGGCCCGGCTGCAGGCCGAGATCGAGTGGGCCTTGGCCGGTCTTATCGAGTGGTTGGCGGTGGCGGAGGCGGCACAGACGCTCGCGAGCATGACGATCACGTCGTACGACCACGCCGCCGCGCTGCGCGCGCGCTTTGCGCGCCTGATCGGGCTCGCGATCGAGCGCGCGTCGGATCGCGGTACGGTCGCCGTCGTGCGGCTGTTGACGCATCTCTCTGGCGCGGTCGCACGCGATCTGATCGAGCGCGGCCGGCCGCTCGCGCGCCTCGTCGCGTATGAGACGGCCATCGAAGTGCCGGCCGTCGTGCTGGCACACAAACTCTATCAGGACGCCGGCCGCGCGCCGGATCTGATGGCCGAGAACGACAGTTACGATCACCCCGCGTTCATGCCGCGGGTCGGCCGGGCGATGTCGCGATGATCGCGCTCGACCGCCTGCCCTACGCCATTCCCGGCGTCGTCCTCCTCACGGGCGGACGCCTGTATCGCGAGTGGACGAGCGTCGAGGTGCGCCGCTCGGTCAAGGAAATGGCCGGCGAATTCACGTTGCACGTCGAGGAGCGGTGGAGCGGTGGCGCGGGTGGGCCAGCGGCGCTCAGCAGCGCGCGCATCAGTCCCGGCGATCCGTGTCAGGTGTTTTACGACGGCGTGCTGGCCGTCACCGGCTACGTCGATGCGTACAATCCGCGCTATTCGTCGACCCATCACAGCGTCACCATCCAGGGGCGCAGCAAAACCGGGGACCTGTGCGACTCGTCCGTCGAGATCCCGAACGGCGAGATGCACGAGGTCACGCTGCCGCAGGCGATCCGCCAGGCCGTGTCGCCGTTCGGCATCGACCTCGTCGTCGATGCCACGCTCAGCGGCGTCATCGATCGCGTGCGGCCCTATGCGGCCGAGACCGTGCATCGCTTCGTCGATCGCTACGCGCGCGCCGAGGGCGTCTGCGCCACCGACACGCCCGATGGCAAGCTGCGCTTGCTGCACGTCGAGGACAGCGCGCCGGTCGCGTCGCTGACCGAGGGCGTCAACATCCTCGAGGCGAGCGCGATGCTGCGCGAGGATCAGCGCCACAGCGAGTACCAGGTGCTCGGCCAGGATCACGGCACCGACCGCGAATTCGGCCGGCCGGTCGCGACGCGCAAGAGCCGCGCCACGGACGGTCGCGTCAAGCGGCATCGCCCGCTGCGCCTGCTCAACGAGACCAAGACGTCACGCCGCCACGCGCGCTCGCGCGGGGCGTGGGAGGCGGCGCGCCGCGCGGGCGAGAGTGTGCGCGCCGAGATCAAGGTGGTCGGCTGGTTCGCGGCGCCGGGGCTGCTGTGGTTGCCGGGCCAGATCGTGCAGGTGGCGGCGCCGATGCTGGCGCTCGAGCGCACGCTCGCGATCGAGACGGTGACGCTGATGCAGTCCGAGCGCGGCACGCTCACGGCGCTCTCGCTGGTGCCGGTCGAGGCGCTCAATCCCAGAGCCGGTGCCCGCAAGGGCGACGGCGAGTGGGACGGCACCAAACCCGACGACGAGCCCGAGGACCTGACTGATGATGAGGGCTCGCGCGGCATGCAACTCGGCGCCGTGGGCGGTGGTGGCGGCAGTGGTGGTGGTGGTGGTGGTGGTGGTCCGTCGATCCCCGTCGCGATGACCGTTGCGGCGGCGAGCGGCGATTGGACGCCCGGTCAGGCCATCAGTCCGGTCACCATCACCGCGACGGGCGCAGCGCCGCTGAGTTTCGCCGCGCTGGGCCTGCCGGCGGGTCTCGTCCTCGCGGCGACGGGTGCGCTGTCTGCGACCATCACCGGCACCCCGACGGGGGCGATCAGCGATGCGCCCATCGTCATTCGCATTACCGACGCAGCAGGCGTCGCACACGAATTCAATTTCGCGCCCGGAGACATCATGCCCAAGTCGATCGCGGTCAAAATCGTCAATGGCGACGTGACGGAGGTCGCAGGCGGCGTCAACGGGTTTGCGGCCAGCAAGCAAACCGATCAGTACGGCAACGGCGGGATCCGCTTTGACGAAACGGCGGCGGGTGACTACCTCGCGAAGGGGCACTTGTACGTCCACCCGACCGTGGATCTGGCGATCGCGCAGATCATCATCAACGGCGTCTACACACACGACCTCGGCATTACGGCGGCGGCGCCTGGTCTCGGCACCGCGATCGTCGATTTCCATTTGCCGCTCAAGAACGTGCAGCCAGCGACGCTGATCACGTTCGGCAACCTGAAAATGCACGGCATCCTCGAAATCATTAAGACCGGGTGACCTGATGCAGCACACGCGGCACAGCGAGCAGATGATCATGGAGCGCGTGCAGCACATGATCGCGCGCGGCGTCATCCGTGACGTCGATGACAGCACCAAGGCGCAGATCGCGGGGCTCGAACTCGAAAACGGTTACCGCCCGACCAAAGTGGAGCACCTGCACCCGTATGGTCTGTCGACGCATCCGCGGCGCGGCGCCGAGGTCATCGCCCTCGCACTCGGCGGCGATCGCGATCACCTCGTCGTCCTGGCGACACCTGATCGCCGCTACCGCATCAAGGTCGCGGCCGGCGAGGTCGCGCTGCACGACGATCAAGGGCAGGTCGTGCACCTCAAGCGCGACGGCATCGAGCTCAAGTCGTCGCTACGCGTCGTCATCGACAGCCCCGACATCAATCTCGGCGGTCTCAACGGCAAACCCGTTGCAGTGGAGGGCTCGATCGACTCCGCTGGCCACCCGATCACCGGCGCCATGGCGACGCGCGTGAAGGCGGTGTGAGATGACCGATATTCGCATCGTCTGGTCGCCGGAGCTGATGTCCGGCGACTGGCTGCTCGTCGCGCCCGTGCTCGACACTGGCCGCGCGCTCGCGACGGCCGCTGCTGTGGCAATCTTCACGCATCGCACGGCCCGCCGCGACGACCCTTTGCCGGGCGGTCCCGACGACACCAATCGGCGCGGCTGGTGGGGCGATCACGAGGCGCGCGAGATCCACGATGCGCCGCCGATCGGCTGTCGCACGTGGCTGCTCAGCCGCGAGAAGCAGTTGCCGCAGACGCGGGCGCGCGCCGAGATCTACATCCGTGAGGCGCTCGACGAGCAGCTCGTGCGGCCGGGCGTCGTCGAGGGCTACGACCTCGTCGTCGAGTGGTTCCGTCCGCAGCATCTGGGCTGCGAGATCACATTTCATCGCGGCCCCGAGGGCTCGATCGCCGTGCGATTCGAGCGCCTGTGGGATCAGCTGACCGACATGAGGACTCCATGACCTGGGCCATCCCGTCCCTGCGTCAGCGCCGCCAGCAGGTGCGCGATGCCATCGCCGCGACATTGCCCGGCGCCGATGCCAGCGTGCCTAACTCGGTGCTGCGCGTCGTCGGCGATGCGCAGGCGGCGCTGACCCACGACAACGATCTGCATCTCGGCTGGGTCGCGCGGCAGATGATGCCCGACACGGCCGAGGGTGCATTCCTGGATCGCTGGGCCTCGATCTGGCTGCCTGCCGGCCGCAAACCGGCGGCGCGCGCGCGCGGGCTTGTCACCATCACCGGCACGGCCGGCGCCAGTGTTGCGACCGACCTGCAATTGACCGCGACCGTCTATGACGCCACCGGCGCGCCGCGCGCACTGACCTATCGTATCACCGAGGGCCGCAGCTTGACGGGGTCGTCCGTCGTAGCGCCGATCGAGGCCATCGCGCCCGGCGCCATCGGTAATCTCGACGAGGGTGCGCGTCTCGCATTTACGCTGCCTACGGCGGGCATTGATGGCCAGGCGACGGTGGCCGCACCCGGCCTCGCCGGTGGCGCCGACATCGAGACCGATCGCGACCTCACCGCGCGCATCATCGACCGCATCCAGCGGCCGGCGCACGGCGGCGCGCGCACCGACTACGCGCAATGGGTGCTCGAGGTGCCGGGCGTCACGCGCGCCTGGGCGGTCAGCGAGTCGGCGGGGACGGTCACCGTGCGCATCATGCTCGACGGCGTGCGCCCTAATGGCCTGCCGCTGCAGGAGGACCTTGACCTGGTGCAGGCCTATCTGGTGTCGCTGCGGCCGGTGACGGTCGCGGATGTCTATGTCGTCGCGCCGATTCCGCAGCCCGTCGATATCGTCATCAGCAGCCTCGTCGGTGATACCGCGCAGACGCGCGCCGCGATCTATGTCGAGCTGTCCGCGATGTTCCGCGCGCGCGCCGCGCCGGGGCAGATCGTCTACGCGAGCTGGATCCGCGAGGCGATCAGCGCTGCGACCGGCGAGGACCATCACGATATCACCATCGACAATGTCGTGCCGACGTCGCTCGGCCACCTGCCGACACTCGGCTCCGTGGCGGTGACCTGATGAGCGATCGTGCGCCCTGGCGCCCCCGCACCGCCGATGCCTACGCCCGTCGTCTGTCGACGCTGCTGCCCGAGGGCGAGGTGTGGCCGCGCGACCCGCAATCGACGCTGCAGCGCGCGCTGCACGGCCTCGCGCAGCTCATCGCGCGATGGGCTACCGACACTGGGACATTCCTGCTGCATGAGGCGTTTCCGCCGACGTCGAGTGCGGCGCTGCTGCTGCCCGATTGGGAGCGCGTGCTCGGACTGCCCGACCCGTGTCTGCGGCGCCCCTCCGACGATCTCGCCGAGCGTCGCGCGCTGGTCCTGTCCAAGCTCGCGCAGCGCCCGGGCCGGCAGGACCGCGCCTACTACATCGAGATCGCGGCCGCGCTGGGCTACGACATCCACATCACCGAGTACCGCCCCTTCGAGTGCGGTCGATCCCCCGTGGCGGGCGGCATCGAGGAGACTGGACTCTCGACCATCCGCGGCTACGGCCTCGGCGACCCGCGCATCCGCTACGTGTGGCGCATCAGCGGCATCGACGTCGATCTGACTTGGTTCGCCGTCGGCGGTGCCAGCTCGACCGGCAATGACCCGCTGCTGCGCATCGAGGGCGGTGACGACATCGCGTGCCTGCTGCGCCAGATCGCACCCGCGCATACGCGCCTCGTGTTCGACACCACGGCCGCGCCCGCCACTCCCGGCGTCGGCGGTATCCAGCCGGCGCAGTTGCCGCCGCTGTTGACGACAGCAGCAATGGATCAGGTGTTTACGCTCACGGGGGTCCCGGTGGCGGCGTTCCGCGCGCAGAATCTGCCGCCGGGGCTGACGCTCGACAGCGCAACAGGTCGCGTCACCGGGCTGACGACGCTCGCCGTCGGGGCCCCGTACGACTTCACGATCACCGGGGCCGGCCGTGGGCGCTCGGCCCTGCGGCGCTATCGTGGCGTGGTGCGCGATATTCTGCTCGCCATCAGCGCGCCGGCCCTGACGCGGCTGCTGATCGGGCAGACTTATGCGCTCAACATCGAATTCAACCGTCCGGGCACGTTCGCCGTCACCAGCTCGATCGATCTCGCCCCGCTTGGCCTGACGCTGGCCGAGTCGCCGACCGGCTGGCGCATCAGCGGTACGGTGCTCGGCCCGGTGCGCACGGAAACCGTCGTGCTCACCGCGACCGACGTCGAGACTGGCGAGGTGGCGACGCGCAGCTATTCGATCGCCATTGCACTGCCGCTCGCCGTGACGCCCGCGTCCGGCGCGCTGGCACCCGCCTACTTCGACACCAGCTATCAATCGCAGGTGTTTACGATCAGCGGCAGCACGGGAGCGTACAACGTCACGCTGGCCGCGCCGACCGCACTCAGCGTCGAGATGCTGACCGCCACCACATTCCGGCTCGTGGCGCCGGCAGTCACGGCCAATGCGACGGTCGCACTGACGATCGCTACGGCGACGGACACGATCACGCAGTCGCACGCGCTCAGCGTCGGGCCGCTGCCTATCTCGCTGGCCGCAGCGGATGGCGGTGACTGGGTCGTCGACGAGCCGATCGACCCCGTCGTCATCACGGCGGCGGGCGGGATCTCCCCGTTCACGTTTGTCGCGACGTCGGGCCTGCCCCCAGGGCTGGCTCTTGCGACCACCGGACCCCGCACCGCGACCATCACCGGCACGCTCGGCGAGAGCGCGCTCGACACGACGGTCGCGATCGACATCAGCGCGACGGACACCACCGGCACGGCGGGTCTGCTCACCATCAGCAAAGAGGTTCAAGAGGACGATGACATGCCAGAGCCCATGATCGTCAATGGCGCGATGCACGTGTGGCAGGAGCAGGAGACGTTCTCGTTCAACGTCACCGCGCCCGCCGCGAAATACACCGCCGACCAGTGGCGTTGCCACGGTGCTGGCACGGCCTCGCGCGTCAACGATGTGCCGCCCGCGATGGGCCTGATGCACGCGCTCAGGTACCGCACCAACGACGTGACCTCGGGCCTCTCGCAGATCATCGAGGATGGCGCGGCGTGGGCGCAGGGCCGCACGATCACGCTGTCGGCGTGGGTCAAGGGGCCGGCCGGCAAGACGGCCAAACTCGGCATTGACCACGTCGGCGACAGCGCGAGCTACACGTACACGGGCGCGTGGCAGTATGTGACCTACACCGCCACTGTCGCCAACGACTTCGCGACGCTGACGGCCAACGCGGCCAAGCCGCACCTCGTCGTGCGCATCAACAAGGCGACCACTGCGCTCAGCACCGAGGACGTGTTTGTCACGGCGGTCAAACTTGAGATCGGCGCCACTGCGACGGCGTTCAAGGCGCGCAGCCACGCCGCCGAGCTGCGCGCGTGCCAGCGGTACTATCAGACGAGCTACCCGCGCGGGGTGTATCCGGGTGCGGCGTCTGTATCGTCGCTGTTTTCAAACGGCGTCCCGCTAATGCTACCCGTGTCGATGAGGGCGGCCCCTGCGGCGCAGGCATACAACCACCAACAGCTGAACTCCGGCTGGATCTACGAGTATCCGAACTACAACACTTTTTATCCGACCCTCTACGCGACGCCGACCACGATCACCGTTGGCATGAGTGGGTTTTTGCGCGCGTGGTGCCACTACGTCCTCGACGCGAGGCTCTGATCCATGGTCACCTCCGCACGCTACACCACCATCGACCACAGCCTCGTCACCGCCGTCATCGACGGCGCGGAGTGGCAGGGTCTCGCCACCGCCGTCGTCGACGGCCGCCTCACCGTCGTCGGCGAGGGCAACCTGCAGCGCACGCTGCAAGCCTGGCTCGACGCCGGCAATGCGCCGGCCGCCTACGACCCGCCGCCGGTCGATCTCGCCGCCGCCAAACAGCGCCGCATCGAGGCCGCATGGGCGGCCATGGGCGAGCGCCTCGCCAGCGGAACCGTGCAGGTAACGACGAGCGCCGGCACGCACATCTACGGCATCGACCAGACCGCGCAGGACAACATCAGCAAAGCGCTGCTCGGCGCGCTCGCGGGCCTGTCGCCGGATCCGCGGCCGTGGACGCCCAAGGGCAGCGCGCCGATACTGCTCAGCCACGCTGACGTCAAGCTCGTCGCCGGCGCGGTCGGCCTCGCCTACGAGCGCCACGTGCAGGCCTACCTCGCGCACAAGCGCGCCATCGCCACGCTCACCACCGCCGCCGACGTCGCCGCCTACGACCTGACGCAGGGCTGGCCGACGGATACCTCCAACGCCGGGACCACCCCATGAAATATCAGCCACCGTTCCTGCCCGGCTTCACGTCGGCCGGCGGGATCTATAACCCCAACGCCAACGCGGGCTACGTCAACGGCAATCCGCAGACTGGCGTTGAGGGCAGCTATCCGCCCGCCGAGGCGATCGAGCACCCGCTGCGTGAGATCATGGCCGTCATTCAGGACGCTGGCCTGACGCCGAGTGCGACCGACCTGACGCAGCTGCTGCAGGCGCTGCGCCGCATGACGCAGCGCGCAGGGGTGCCGCAGAACATTTTTTACGTCGAGACCAGCGGCACCTACACCAAGCCGGCGGCGCTGGCGTTTCTGCGCGTGCGCGGCATCGGTGGCGGCGCCGGCGGCGGCGGCAGCAATACGTCGAGCTGGGGGGGCGGCGGCGGCAACGGCGGCTATTTCGAGGCCTGGTTTCTCGCTGATGCCATCGCCGCGACCGAGGCCTACACGGTCGGCGCCGGTGGCGCGGGAGTCTCGGCCGGCGTCGCCGCCGCAGGCGCAAACGGCGGCGCGACGACGTTCAAGGGCATCACTGCGCTCGGCGGCGGCGGCGGTGGCTCGGGCCCCTCCGGCGGCAATTTCGGCGAGGGCGGCACCGTGTCCGGCGTGCCCGCGGGGAAGGGATTTTCGGTGCAAGGGATGCGCGGCTATCCCGGCCTCTACACCGGCATCGTCACGCCGACGCCGTTCGTGCTTTACGGCCGCGGCGGCAGCAGTGGACAGGCAGCGGCGACAAGCGTCCCCGGCGCCAACGGCGTCCTCGAATTCGCGGAGTATTTCCGATGACTGACCACCTGACCCTTGCCGTGCTCGACCGCAACGGCATCATCACCAATATTTTCGTGGTGCCGGCCGGCGCCCTCGTGACGCCGTCCAACTGGTCGAAAGGCGACGCGTCGGGCGTGGCCCCCAAGGGCTGCTCGCTGCTGGTCGCACCAGCCGGCGCCGTGATCGGTGCGCGCGTCGTCGACGGCGTCGTGCAGCGCGTGGAGGTGCCGCCGACTGAGGCCGAGCTGTTGAGCTACTCGGCCGACAAACGCTGGCGGACCGAGCAGGCTGGCACCCGCCACGGCGACATCGACGTCCCGACCAGCGACCGGTCCAAGCTGCTGCTGATGGGCGCGGCGATGTCGATGGCTGACACCGACAAAGCGCCCTACGTCACCGCCGCCGGCAGTGTCACGCTGACCGGCGCACAATTCAAGGCGCTCTATGGTGCCGTCACGGCGCACGTGCACAACTGCTTCGCGGCACAGGCGCTGGTCGATGCCGGCATCACGGCGGGCACGACGACGTCGTATGCGGCGGTCGACACCGCGTGGGTCGCCGCCATGACCAAAGTCGCCGCGCCGCCGCAGGCGTGACGTGCGCGTCCTGCTGTTGCGCGATCTCACGCGCGACGATGCGGAGATGACGCTCGCCGCACCGGTGCGCGTCACGCTCGGCGCTGGCCTCGATATCGTCGTGCCGGCGGGCACGACGACGGACTTCGCGTCGATTCCGCCGCTGCTGCGCGGGCTGGTGCGGCGGCGTGGCACTGATCTTGCGGGCCTCGTGCACGACCACCTCTATCGCACCGGCCTGGTCCGGCGGCAGGTCGCCGACGGCATTTTCTACGCGCTGTGTCGCGATGCCGGCGTTTCCGCGGGGCGGTCGCTCGCGCTGTTCCTGGCAGTGACGCTGCTCGGCCGCCGCTACTACCGCCGCGCCGCCGATCTGCGCCCCGCGCCCCTTGATGACGGACACGAGCCATGAGCGACACCCGCGACCGGTTTCCGGCCTGCCTCGCCGAGACGCTGCGCTGGGAGGGCGGCTATTCCGACCATCCGCGCGACCCCGGCGGCCCGACCATGGCCGGCGTCATTCAGCGCGTCTACGACGCCTGGCGCGATCAGATGGGGCTCGAGCGGCGACACGTGCGCGAGATCGAGCGGCGCGAACTCGAGGCGATCTACCGGCAAAACTACTGGCGCGCGGTGCGCGGCGATGAGCTGCCGCCCGGTGTCGATCTCGTCGTGTGGGATTTCGGCGTCAACAGCGGCCCCGGCCGCGCCATCCGTGCGCTGCAGGCGTGCGTCGGCGTCACAGTCGACGGCCATCTCGGCGCCGGCACGCTCGCCGCCGTGCGCGCCGCTGATCCCGACGCGCTGGTGTCGGCGCTGATGGCCGAGCGCCGCCGCTTCCTGCGCCAGATCAAGACATTTCCCACATTCGGCAAGGGGTGGCTGCGCCGCTGCGACGGCGTCGAGGCGACCGCACGCCTGCATGTCGCGCACGGCTGCGGTGTCACCGCCGAGCCGCCGGTCCTGGTCGTGCCGCTGCCGCTCGCCGACCTCGACGCGCAGTCCGCAACGCAGGGCCGGGCAACGCCGCCACCGACGCCGGCGCGCGTCGGCGTCGCGGCGCGCGCCTGGGGTTGGCTGCTGACGGCGCTCGGGCTCGGTGCCGGCGTCGAGCAGGCCGCCGATGCGCTGCCCGCCGTCGACGCCGCGCAGGCGCTGAGCCTGTGGGAGCGCGTCGAGCCGCTGCTGACGCGCCTGCTGACGTCGACCGCTGGTCTCGTCACGCTGGCTGCGATCGCCGCCGGCGTTGTCGTCGTGCTGATCGGCCGCGCCAGTACGCGCCGCCAGATCCTCGAGGGATAATCATGCCGCTCCCACTCGTCTTGCCTGTGCTGGCGCCCGTCGCGGCGATTGCGCGGGGCGTCGTCGATGCGCTCGCGAAGTTGCGCGTCAGCGTCAATGGCCTCGCCATCGCCGGCCTCATCGTCGTGATGACGTGCGGCGGCTGGTGGATCGCCCGCAAGGCGCGCGCGGCGGCGATCGCCGATCGCATCGCTGCCGAGACGCGCGTGACGGCTGCCATCAACGGCCAGCTCCGCGACTGGATCGCGCACAAGCGCGGCGACCTCGCGCTCGACGACACGCGCGTCCTCGCCATCCGTGGCGAGCTGCGCACGCTGCTCGAGGCACTGCCGCCCGACGTCGTGACGACCTATGTGCCGGTGACGGCGCCGCTGGTAGTGCCGGCGCCCGCCGTGACGGCTGCAACGTCCGTCACGCCGCCGCGGCGGACACCCGTGGCTGTAGAGGGCTGCGCCGTCTATCCCGACGACGTGCGCGCCAAACTCAACGAGATCAACGTGAGGCGCCCATGATGAGCCTACGACTGTCATCCTGCGCCGCGCTCGTGGCGCTGCTGCTCGCCGGCTGCGCCAGCACGCCACCGCCACCGCCAGCGTGGCGCGACCTGACGCCGCCCGACGCGGACACGCTGGCGCCCGCGCCTGCTCTCGACGACATCCCCGCGTGTGACCGTGGCGCGCGGCGCGAGCGCATCGCCTGTCGCGCGGCCTACGACGCGGACACGCGCGCCAAATACGTCGTCCTCGCCGGTCGCCACACCGCGGTCGCCGGCTGGGTCCGCATCGTCATCGCCCGGCAGCGCGCGCCGTGACAGCCGCGCGCCCGCATCAGCAGAATCGCATGCACGTGCTCGCGTCGACCGGAGGCCATCGTATGGACGGGGCTGCACATGACACGCGAGACTTCCTGGCCAGCATCGACCGTCACCTCCGATCAGCACCTCTTGATGATGCTCGGCGAGATGCGCGCGGACGCGCGCCATACCCTGCTGGCGATGGATCGCGTCGAGACGCATCTGGGCCAGATCGATCAGCGCCTGGCGCAGGGCGACGCGACGATGGGCGCGCTGCAGCGTACGACCGAGGATCTCAACCGGCGCATGGAGGAGCAGGAGGCGCGACCGACCGAGCCGCCGCCGACTTGGGAGCGCAATGGCAAATACCTGCTGACGTACCTGCTGCCGCTCGGCGTGCTGTACGCGACGGGCAACGCCGACATCGCCAAGCAGGCGCTGGGCCTCATGCTCGGCGCCAAATGACGCCGTCAGTGACGCCATGGCGTACGGCCGCGCGTGCGGCGTGGGAGCGTCTGCTTGACCGGCGCACGCGCGAAGATCGCCGCCTGTGGCGCTCGCTGCTGCTGTGCGTCGGGATGATCGCGTTCGCGGTCGTCGTGCGCGTGTGATCCG